GAGTTGTTCGTGCGGGCGAGGGAATTGGCCGGGAATAAAGGCACACTGTTTTCCGATGTGTTGACGGGGAAAGGCCACAATCCGTCCGGCTTGACAAGGATGGAAAACCGATGCTTCGGAATTCCCGATTCGATGCGTCCTGCGTTGTCTGGCGATCCAGTTCCCATCATCGAAGACGATGAATCGGCGTGACTAATGCTCTCACCGGGCAAGCATCATCTCCTGATTCCCAAAGATTCGATCAAGAACCTGGAAATGCGGATCGGTATTCTTGAGGCGGCGGAACACAATTCGGACTTGCAGCGCGGCCTCGTTCAGATGTGCCGCGAAGACTGCCTTTTCTTCATCAACCTTTTCATCTGGCAGATCAACCCCGACATCATGGAGAAAGGCCCGTTCATTACGTGGCCCTATCAGGACGTTGCCATTGTCGGCGGCATGACGGACATCGGCGGCAGGGAAGTTTTCCAAGAAGGAATTCTTGCGTGCGTTCTCGACCGCAAGGATGTGCGTTGGCCGAAGTCCCGAGACGGCGGCGCGTCCTGGGTCGTGTTGATGACGATCCTCTGGCTGTGCCTTTTCCACGACAACATCACGGCTGGGGCGCTCTCGCGCGACGAAGATTCCGTGGACAAGATCGGCGATCCGAATTCGCTGTTCGAGAAGGTCCGCGTCATGCTGCGGTATCTGCCCGGCTGGATGAAGGGAGATGTGGAAAAACGGAGCAAGAAAGGCTCGTTCATCTTCGACAACGGCAACACCTTCATCGGTGAAGCGAACGTGTCCTCGGCGATGGTTGGTGGCCGTCTCACGATTTTGTTGATTGATGAATTCGGACAGTTCGACAAAAACGGGGAATGGATTTACGACTTCACGCGAGATGTGTGCAAGTGCCGGGTGTTTGTGTTCACACACAAAGACCAACAAGGTATGGCATACCGTTTGTGTTACGATGCGAAATTCAAGCACATGCGGGAGATCATGACACATTGGTCACAACACCCAAGGAAAAACAAAGGACTCTATAAGTACAACAAAGAAAACAACAGCATCATCTACCTCGATCCAGGTCATGAGTACCCCCGCGATTTCGAGTTTGTCTACGAAAGCAAGCCTGTAGGTGGGCCGTGTCCTGGGGTGCGCTCCCCTTGGTACGATGAAGAGTGCCGGACTCGAAACGACCGGGACGTGTCGATGAACTTGGACATCGACCCGCGCGGAGCGAGCGACCAGTTCTTCGACCCCTACCGCATAAACGTCTTGATCGCCGAGCACTGCCGGCCTCCCTGCTGGGTTGGCAATCTGATTTACGACAAAGAAAATGGCCAGCCGAAAGAACTGGTCGCCGATCCCGAGGGGTTGGTAAGGTTGTGGGTCAACCCGAAGTCGCCTACCGCGATGCCTCGGATTCGAGGGGGAGCGGGAACGGACATCTCCGCGGGAGTCGGCAAATCTCCGTCGTGCCTGTCCTTGATGAACGCCGGAACTGGCGAAAAGGTGTTGGAGTATTCCAACGCCAACATTTTCCAGCCGGATTTGGCTATCTTCGTGGCCGCTTTGCTGCGGCTGTTCGAGGACGAAAACGGCACGCATCCCTTGTTGACCTGGGAAATTCAGTATGCGATGGTGTTCGACCAGATTATTCGCAAGATCGGCTACCGGCCCTACTTCATCCGGCGAGACGAAGACGTGATGGGCAGGCCGCGCGACAACAAGGGGAGGGCGGGGGAGAGCACGGCGCCGAAGGCGATCTACGGGCGCATGGTCGATTACCGGCAGGGGATTTACGAGGGCAACTGCATCAACCGCAGCGTGGAAGCGATGGAAGAAACATTGAACTTCGTGTATACTTCAAACGCAGGCGGGGTGGCGTACCGTTCCAGGGGCACGAAGGTCAACGAACAAGGCTCGGGAGCAACGATTCATCACGGCGATATGGTTGTCGCGGATGCCCTGGCCTACAAGATGGCGAAGCAGTTGGGCTTCGAGGGGCCGCAGAAGACCGAAGAAAAGAAGCATCCCCGCCCCGGATCGTGGGAGTTCCGGGAATGGCTGCACGACAAACAGGGAGCGGAAGAAGAAGACGAAGTGTGGGTATAGTTCTTCCTCGGCAGGAAAGAACTGAGTTTCGTGGCGATCTCGAAAAAGTACCGCTCAGACGATAGCCGCCTGTGCAGCGTGGCCGACACCGCGCGGCAGGTGATGCAGTTCTTCCGGGAGGAACGCCTGCGCGCCGTTCGCCTCTTCGCCGGCAACCGCTACTCTTCCAACGCCTACCTCAAGAAAACCTACGTCAACCTCATCTCGCTCTACATCAACATCGTCAGCCGTTCCCTCATCTCCAAGAACCCGCGCGTCATGCTGTCCACCTTCGACCCCGAACAAAGGGCGCCGGTGAGCGCGGCCGAAGCATGGATGAATATGGAACTGGTCAGGCAGGACTTCGCCAGCAATATGCAGCGCATGGTAGTGGACGGGCTTTTTTCGCTTGGCATCGCCAAAGTGTGCATCGCAACACCGGGCGATGCCGCCAATTCGGGGTGGAACTTGCAGGCGGGGCGTCCGTGTCTTGACCGGGTGGACCTGGACGATTACGTGTTCGACCATCGCGCGCGGGATTTCGTCGGCATGAGTTTCGAGGGACACCGCTACCGGATGCCCTACGAAATCGCGATGGACAATCCGCACTTCAACCGCAAAGCCAAGGACAACTTGGAGAAGTCCTTCCAGATCGCCTACAACCGGCAGGGCGATGAGCGAGTCGGCGAGATCGGCCGCGACTTCCCCGGGTACGACGAAGACCTGTACGACATGGTTGACCTGTGGGAGTTCTATCTGCCCCAAGAGAAAATGGTGAAGACGTTCACCGAGAGCGACATGAGCGGGCCTACCTCATCGTGGGAAGGCGGTCGTCCCGTGGCTCTGGAAGAAAAGCCCTGGACCGGGCCCGACTGCGGGCCGTACATCAAGCTCGGCTACCAGATCGTTCCCGGAAATATCTACCCCAAGGGGCCGGTGCTGGACCTGATGGACTTGCACGAGCTGGCCAACGAAGGGTATCGAAAGTTGGGCAGGCAGTTCGGCAAGTTGAAGAAGCTCACCGTGTTTCAGCGTGACAGCCCCGAAGACGGTCAAGCGATCATGAACGCCAAAGATGGCGATGGTGTGCCTCTCAACGATCCAAAGTCAGTCCAGGACATCATGACAGGAGGCGGGGACGCGGGACTGTTCAATTTCGTTCGCGAGAACATTTCCCGCTTCATGGAGCAAGCCGGCAATCTGATGACGATGGGCGGTCTTGCTGCCGAGGCCCAGACGCTCGGGCAAGAGGAACTGTTGCAGCAACAGTCGAACGGCCAGATCTCGGCCATGCAGGACACGACGACGACGTTCGTGTCGAAGGTCTGTGACTCGATGCTCTGGTATTTTTGGAACGACCCGACGCACATCATGCAGGTTCCGCTGAACGATCCGCAGTTGCCCGACGTTAAATATGTCCGCACGGTTCACCCGTGGGCGCACGACAACCCCCACGATCTACGCCGGCGAGGGCCGAAACCAGAGATCAAGATCGACCCTTACTCGATGCGCCACACCACGCCGCAACAGCGGGTGAAGGACATCACCGGGATCATCACGGGCCTGTACACCCCGCTCGCGCAGATGTTCCAGCAACAGGGGATCGTGTTGGACCTGAACGAACTGCTCGCGATCATGGGCAAGAACATGGACCTGCCGGAGTTGCAGTCGATCATCAAATCGTCCGCGCCGCCACCCCCACAAGGGAGCGGGGGAGATTCGGCGCCCGATCAAGGTCCGACCGGACCGACACAGCCGCCGGCGGAAACGGTCCATACGCGGCGGTCGATTGGCGGGGGATCGAGGCAGGCGAAAGCGATGCAGATGGACAATCACCTTGCCGCTCAAATGGGCGGTCAAAACGGCAAACAGGAGTTCAAGTAATGGCCAAGAAAGCAATCGAACCGACAATCACGTACCGCATCTGGTACAAACTGAACCCCGAATACGCGGGGACGTGGCAGAAAGACAAGATCGGCGGCGGTGGACTACACGCCACCGTCAACGCTCAAATGGGCGGTTTGCAACGCGCCCAGGAAGAGGCCGGGCGATGCAAGACTTGGTTCAACGACGAGAAGATCGCCGTCGAGAAGTCGGCCCCCAACGGCAAGAAAATCGTGGAGGTCAAAACGACCCGGCACGATAACGTCATCGTCTGGATCGAACGTCTCAAGGACGGCTATGCCGAAGACGAAGAGGTCAAGGGCATCGTGCAGAAACCCGTCGAGACGCCGGTGCCGAGTGATGGGGACCGCATCAAGGCCCTGGAAGATCGGATCGACGAACTGACCAAGCTGCTCGCCAAAAGCCTGGCGTCCAAAGGTGTTGTCGAAGAAGATGAGGAAGTCGAAGAACTCGCGGGAGTGTAAGTCGTGAGCGAACAGAAAAGCATCTTGGACCTGGCCAACGAACACCTGCTCGCGCGTGTGCCGGCGCCGGCGAAGAAGCCGGTGTTCGGCACGGGCAACTTTCACAAGAAAGTCGTGAGCGAGGCGTTGGCCGTCCATCCCGATCAGATCGAGGAATCGCGGGCCTATGATCAGCAACTCGGCGTGGCCGTGCCGCATTACGACGAGCACGGCCGGCCGCACTTCGACAACAGCGCCCACATGCGCGCCTACTGCAAACGTCGCGGTTTACGGCATCACGGGTACACGTAAGGGAACGCAATGGTCAATCTCAACATCATAAACAACTTCGAGTTGAGCAATCTCGGCATCAACATCGCCGGGCAGCAGGGCATTCCCGGCGGCGGTTCCGCGCCGACCGATCCCTTCCTGCTGCCCGTCAACGGCCAAAGTCAGATGACGCCGGGGACGCTGGCGACGGCGACGGCGCAGAAGATTTGGGACGCGGCGATCAACGTCCCGGCGACGTTCGCCTACTTCTTTTTCGTGGCCGATCAGAACTGCTACTTGCAGTTCATCACGTCGGCAACCAGCTTCATTGTGCTCGTTGTCGCGGGCGTTCCGTTCGTCTTGTCGAGCCAGAGCATGTTGGCGGCGGCGGCGACGACGGCGATGACGGGAACCGCTCCAACCGTCACGGCAATCGCCAAAATCTACGCCCAGCAAAACAGCGGCGTCACGTCCAATTTCCAGAGCGCCGTGATCTTGTAGACGAAATAATTTTGACAGAGCGAGGAAATCTGCTATTCTGTCAGCAACCAATCCTCGGCAGGATAGGTTGGATGCAGTGTCAGCGTTACTCGACAGCAAAGACATCGAAGTCGCGAACCTTGCTACCGAAGAAACCGCTTCCCCGGAACCGGAAAAGACTGCACCGTCCGCGCCTGCCGCTCGCAAACATTCCGTCCTCGAAGACAAGTTGGCCGCTCTCCGCGGCGACGATTCCCATCCCCTCGACGCAGGTGAACCGGATGACCCACCTGAACAGGTGGAACCGGAACCGGAAGCCGCGAAGCCTGCCAATCAGCCAAAATCGACCGATACACCTTCCGCTCCCTCGCATCCCGCCGATCTCCTTGCGGCCGCGCGAAATCTCGGCATCGACGAGACGCATCTTGTTCCTGGCGCGGTATCCACGCAGGCGCTTTTGGATTTCGTCGTCAAGATGCGTCTCAAGGATTCCGTTCTCGCGAATCACAAGCCGGCCGCGAAAGAGCCGCCGCCGGCCCCCGTCGATGACGAGGAAGCCTACTTTGACAAACTCGAAAAGGAAATTGGCGTTGACCCCACGTTGACGACGATCCTCCGCAAGCAAGCCAAAAAGATCAAGGAATTGGAAGGCCGACCCGACGCCGAAGAAGCGGCCAAGCGGGTTGTCGCCGCGCGCGACCAGTCCGTCGCCAACGAAAAGGCCATCGACAGCGCGTTTGTTTCGCTCGGCGCGAAGTTCGAGAAGGTGTTCGGCACGGGCGCTCTCGACGAAATGGAAGCCGGCCCGCAGAAGTCAAAGCGGCTCCGCGTGTTCCAGTCTGCGGGCATCGACTTCGCCAAAGACTCCATCTCCACGATCCGCAAGAAGATCATCGACGCGGCCAATGACATTTACGGCGACGTGATCGCCGAGCCGGAAGTTGCGGCGCCGGCGAAGAAGCCGGCGGCGGGCGGTTATGGCGAGAAGGCCGCGCCGACCAACGGGGCGACCAAGCCGAACGAGGTCAAGATGACCAAGGAAGAATGGGAGCGGGCTTCGTTGGGCAGGCCCAACGGCAAGCCGAGCAAGCGGGACCAAGCAGCGAAGAACGCCCTGCACGACTTTTACCGCGAAAACAACATTCAGTTCGATGGCGGCGAAGACCCGCTTGAAGGCGTCCCCGAGTAACCAAAACTCCTCGGCAAAGCGGAGTTTTCAATGGCTTCCTTGAATCTTGAGCAGTTCGGCGATTTGGTTGAACTGACGATCAACCACTACATCAAGACCGATTACGTCTCGCTCTTGACCGACTTGACCGACCATCCCGCGGCCAAGCAACTCATCAACAAGAATCGGATGGACGGGACGCAGGGCGGTACGCAAGTCGAGTTCAAGGTGCGCACCGGCACGGCTAACTCGTTCGAGCTGATCGCGCCGACGACGCCGGACAAGACCGACATGACGGACGATTTCCAACACGCGCGCGAGCCGTGGCGGAAAATCCAGGTCAGCTACTCGTTCTTGGAAGAGCAGATCGACTTCAACATGGGGCCGGAACAGATTGTGAATCTGGTCAAGGCCAAGGAACAAGGGGCGGATTTCGATTGGGTGGAAGGCATCGAAAACCTGTGGTGGAACTTCCCGTCCGCGTCGGACCCGCTCCAACTCCGCTCGCTGCCGTATTGGGTGCCGAAGAATGCCACGCAAGGATTCAACGGCGGCATCGCCACGGGCTATGCGGACGTGGCCGGCCTGTCGCCGACAACCTGGCCTCGCTGGAACAACTGGACCGACTCCTATACCACCGTTTCGCTCGACGATCTGGTGAAGAAGGCTCGCATCATGGCCGAGCGCA